GTCTTTTTCAAAACAAATGCCAGAAACTCAAGAATTTTGTAAGGGTGGTGAAAAATGGCCAGACCAGCAAAGCCGACAACCGACAGAACGGGTAAGGTAAGCAAAACAGAGAACATGATTCGGCAGGGCATCGAATCATCATTACAGGGAAACAGCGATAATTTGAAACCACCGGACGATTTGACGGAAAATCAGAAGAAAATATTTATGAACGTTGTCAAGGAGCGTGAGAAATCTGGCACTCTTGGGAACCTTGATGTTTATCTTCTTTCCTATACGGCCATATGCATTGACAGGCTCGATGAAATGGAGAAAGAGATCGAACGGGACAAATCCTGCTTGAAGCAGGCCACATTCATGGCAAGCAAATCAAAGTACAGTGCTGACTTTTTTAAATGCATTTCTGAATTGGGAATGTCGCCGCAGGCGAGGGCAAAATTATCCATATCGGGCAATCAATCAGAAGATAAAAAGAATCCGCTTCTTGCGTTGTTAGGGGATGATGAAGATGATTAGAAATCATCCCGCATATCGATATGCAAAAGAAGCGACCCTGAACAATCCTGATGTTCCGCGATATGTCGTCAAGCAGTGCAAAGACTTTGTTGCTGTATGTGACGGGCAAGATGCCCGATATACCATAAATGAAAAGCGCCTGAGAAAGATAGATACGATCCTGCAGGTATTGAAGATGCCAAAGGGGTTAAGAGTTGGTCATACGCTGTATGAGTGCATGGCCGGTTTTCAATGGCTTCTGATAGTGGCGTCTTTGTGCGTTGTGCATAGGGACGATCCAAGAAAAAGAAGATATGAAACTGTATTATTAGAAATTGGGAGAAAGAACGGCAAAACTCAAATTATTGCTGTTCTTTTTATTTTACTCTTTTTCATAGAGCCACAGTTTTCATATTTCTATTCTGTCGCCCCGGACGGAAGTCTTTCAAGGGAAATCAAAAAAGCATTAGAAGAAATAATCCGGTTTAACCCCGATGTGTTGCCGCAAGAAGGGGAAGACCGGATTTTTAAGTTGAGAAGAGATGATATTGAGTTCCTGGTAAAAGGGAGCAAGTATATCCCCCTAAATTATTCAAATAGTCGTTTGGATGGTAAGAAATTTGCCCGCCACGGTAGTAATGCTGTGGATGAATCGGGGAAGAAATCTGGAAGGCTAAACACATGTACGGCATAATCTATAAAATCACAAACCTTGTCAATAATAAGGTTTACATAGGCCAGACAGTCCATACAGTAAGAGAACGCTACAATGGAAGTATTGCAAATACGAAAAACATTCCGTTGAGAAATGCAATCAAAAAGTATGGCATTGAGAATTTCAAGATCACAGAGCCGCTTTCAACCGCAGAAACAAAAGAAGAGCTTGATGAGAAAGAACAAATATTCATTGCTCTTTATGATAGCAACAACAAAGAGCATGGATACAATGTTCTTTCTGGTGGCCACAACGGCAAGCACTCTCCCGAGAGCAGAAAGAAGATCGGTGATGCACAGCGCGGCGAATTAAATCATATGTACGGGAAATGCGGAAAGGATAATCCGCTGTATTCAAGGGTAACAACAACCTGTGCCTATTGCGGAAAAGAAATAGAGGTCGTAAGGAGCAGGTTTAAGAGAAACAAGTACAACTATTGTTGCTCTGATCATAGAAAAGCATCAAAAATACATTTAAAACCCATGGAAAGAAATCGTATTTCTGCTGTCTGTGAAATCTGCGGAAAAGAATATGAAACATTCCCGTCAATATACGCCGCCTCGAAACATCATTTTTGCTCGTACGAGTGTCAGCACACTGCTTTTCGCACAATGTATGTTGGCAAGAATAATCCTAATTACGGACAGCATAAAGTGGCCGGAGCCAATAATGGTCGGGCAAAGAAAGTATTGTGCGTTACAACTGGAGAGGTATTTGGTTGCGCGGTTGATGCTGGCAATAAATATAATCTCAAAAAAGGCCTTGTATCTGCATGCTGTCGCGGTAATCAAAAAACTGCGGGCGGTATGGTCTGGAAATATGTATAAGTACATGTGCATGCTAATCAGAATGGAAGTATTGGTGTAAAAACCAACACACATGCAACGCATAGGCGGTGAACCTGGTTAAGCAGAACATAATCCGCCCACGAGTCCCCGACATCCTGTTTTTGGATGAAAAGATATGCTGATCTCATTGGAAACGATGAGGCGATGGATAAAAAGCCGTTGCACAACGAATGAAATTACCAAACGTCTTTCTGGTTGACGAGGTTGGAGCATTACCAAACAACTATGCTGTTGAGGCTATGCGGTCCGGCCAGCTGACCATTTTGAATAAGCTAGGATTTGTTATCTCAACAAAATACCCCACAAGTCAAAATCCATTCGAGGATGAAGTCTCGTACGCAAAGAAAGTACACGATGGAGCCGTAAAGGATTCGAAAATATTTTCATTGCTTTTCGAGCCTGATGAAACAAAAAACTGGATGACGGACGATACGATTATGAAGCAAGCGAATCCGCTTGCTTTAATCATGCCTGAGTTCTGGGACGATTTGCTGTCAAAAAGAGAGCGGGCGATTGTTTCGGAATCATCCAGAGAAAATTTTCTCACGAAGCACTGCAATATCATCTATCAGGGCGTCGGCACAGAAAGCTATGTTTCGATCGAACAGGTGCAGGCCTGCAGAACAGAGCACATAGAGTGGACTGGCAGAGTGGTATATGTAGGCGTTGACCTTGCCATGACTTCGGACAACTGTTCCGTTGTAATGACTGCAGTGGATGAGGATGAGAACATCATAGCGAAACCGATGATCTTCATACCAGAAGGCAGGATAGATGAGAAATCCCGCTTTGAAAAGTTCGATTACCGGCTCGCAATCCAGCGCGGTGAGTGCATAGCCTGTGGGGACATGACTGTGGACTATAGCGTGATTGAAAAATATGTTTTCGATCTTGAAAGCAAGTATAGCGTTGCGATCCAGGCAATCGGATATGATAGATACAATGCCCTTTCCTCTGCTCAGAAGTGGGAAGAGAAATATAACACTGTCGAGGTCAGACAGCATTCAGATACTTTGCACATGCCTACGAAGTTCCTGAAAGAGGCGATCCTGAACAGAAAGTTTAGATACGAGGCCAATAAGGTCTATGAGGCCAATTTTGAGAATGCGCGGTGTACTTATGACACTGGCCTGAGAGCTTACGTGAACAAGAAAAAATCCAACGGTAAGGTGGACGCCTGCATGGCAACCGTCGATGCCGTTTATTTATTGCAGCAGGACATCATTTTTGGAGATGACGGTTTTGTGATTCAAACAGCATAGGAGAACTGCTAAGTAGCTAAAAACAACGTCAAATGTGAGTGAGCATGCTCAAAGATGTCTAAAATTCAAGGCATTAGTTGGTAACTTAAAACCACTGGAAACACAGGAAAAACCAGCGCAGTTTGAAATAGCCCTGCTAACTATGGTGTAGAAACCGGATGGTTGTGTTTGAGTAATGGTGTAAGTCTACGAAAACCAAGTAGCAAAAACAAAAAAATATGAAAGGAGAGTCTACTATAGATGAGATTCGTATAAAGTCACATATATGACAATACGGATATATACCGGTGGCTAAGCCGGGAATTTACGACTGTGGAGTGTACAAGAACTTGTGAGTAGCGTATTGCCTGCAATCGCCAAAGCATACACGTTGAAGCAGTAACCATAAATCGTGAGATTATGGCAAATCATCTAGCATATGCACATATGTATATGTTTTTAGTAGCAGGATCTATGGGGAAAAAGAAGAAACAGAAAAACATAGAGATTAGGGCAGATACTGTAACGACAGATCAGATGGAGGTATCCGGCGATACCCTCCTGCGTGCCCTGCTGGGGCTGGATGATGACGCGACAAGCATGACACGGGAAAAGGCAATGCAGCTGCCTACCGTGCAGGCCTGTCTGAACATCATCAGCGACACGATCAGTCGGTTGCCGATCCAGCTTTTGAAAAGAAAGCGGAAC